GGCGGTAGAGACTTAGCAAACCGGGTCACCTTGTCCCCATCCGTTTCGCTCGCCTGGTCGTGGTTTGATGTGGCGCGCCAGTGAATTTCGACGTGTCCGTTATTCGCGTAACACCCGCCAGGCGTGTTCGCGTCGGCCGCTAGCTTTTTCTTACTGCCGTGAGCAGTGAAACCAATAATAAAATCACGATCCGCTCGAGCGCACAGCGGATCACCATTGCCACATTGGGCGCATCCAAAGTTATCGCGGTATTCGGCAGGGCATCTAACTACCTTAACCGAGTCCGCAAGCATGGTCTTCTTGCCGTTCCAATCGTCTTCGCTCACGACAGTGACGGTCGGCACGTTTCTCGAGGCGGACGCAGCTGCCGTTAAATTTTCGGTCGAGTAGTTGACGGTCGTTTTGCCTGGGCCGGTTTTGTTTGCCCATTGTGACCAGTCAAAATGCGTGTAGGTAAATGATTTGCCTTTGTAGGGCACCGCATTCAAAACGGCGTTCAAGTAATCCGAATCTATTTCGCTGGCGCCTGCCTGGGTGACGTTCATCGGGCAGGATGCCGGGCACGTTCCAAACTTATTACCTTTGCCTGATCGGTACGTAGTAGCGATGCCACGCGTTTTTAGCGCGGTCGAGTGGGGTATGAGTTTCAACATTGTTTGATCCTTTTTCGCGTTCGTTTGCCAGGCCAAGGTTGTTGACCTGATGAAACTATCGCATACGGCGCCCGGCCGGTCAAACAAAAAAACGCCTCTCTATATATACTTTTTAGAAAAACAAAAAAAATTTTTTTTTCATTTCAGGCCCTATAACAAAGATAGCCGTTTTTTGGGTGAGTAACATAAACCCATTGGAGGCGTTACTTTGCTGTATACCCGCAAACCCTTTGTTTATGGGCCGGTAACGGCGGTAACGGCGGTAACGGCATTTTTCATTTTATTTTTTTCTTTTTTCTCTTTCTCTGAAAAGTATATATAGATAGCGTGTTTTTTACGCTTGACCCGTGATCCGTGAGCTGATATGTTCGCATATGGATTAACTGAAAAAAGGATTCGAACATGGAAATAAACATCACGCCAGCGCAAGCGAGGTATATCGCAGACTATCTTGAACAGGAGTTCAATCTTAGTTTTGCGGGCATTTCTGCAGCTAATTTTGAACTAGAAGGCGGCCAGGCAATTGAAGATGCCGTCCAGGCTATCAACGGTGGAGCAATGGAGGGGTTTGAAAAATGATCTTGACCCATGAACAGCGGCACGCGCTTTATAGAGTTTGGCTGCGAGATACGACGGTAGCGAAGAGTTATCGAGAGTTTAGGCGCCAGGCGATTCCCGACAGCATGCAGGATGCTGTGATGTTGGAGTGGAAAGGGATGTGGCTCGGAATCGAGCGTGATGGCTACACGCACAGTTGAGGTGGGCAATGACTAAATTGACTGATCAAGAAGAGCTAGAAAAAATTTTGGCGCGGCTCGAGGTCTTTGACCCAGGGGCCGCGATCCTTGACCCGCCGATTGCTGGCGGTCGCCGTGATTATCCATTTGGGACTCGGTTCGAGCCTGACAAGCACTTTATGTTGAATGACAAGCCAGTGAGCAAGGGCCAGGCGCTCCTGTGGTTGAGGACGCTAGAGCATGTTCTTGTTCATTAAGCTGGTGAAGTGGTGGGATAGGAAGAAGGCCCGTGAGCCGGGGTCGATTGACTGGGAGCAAGCCCGTTTGGACCGTGAGGCGAGGGAGCGGGTACATCGCGAGCAGATTTGGGCCTGGGAACGTGAGCGAAGGAGGAAAGAGAGTGAAGAATGAGACGTATTTTGATGCGCTGGACGAGTTTTATGAGACGCTGCCGGAGCGAGCGGATGACGAGATGCTGGTGTATTTGTTGGGAGCGGTGCTGGCGGTGTATGAAATTGAGGACGAGAAGTACGTGCGTCGGTTGTTTAAGAAGGCGCTCGAGGGGTACTTGGACTACGTGAAAGATAAGAAGGTGCATTGAGGGGTCGCAATGAAAAAGATTTTGGTTATTGACATGCATCGGTCTGTCGGGACGCAACTGAACTACAGCGTGACGTCCTGGAAGTGGGGGAAAGACTTGATTGAGCTGAAGCTCGACAACGGCAAGATTGTTCAGATCAACCCGTCTTATGTCATCTCAATTGTTTGCGAGGAGGTGGAAGAAGAAGGCATCGATTTCGAAGCGCAGTGGGAAAATGAATAAATTGGCGGCTACTGTTCTAGTGTGTTTGAAGATCCCGCCTAAACAAAGCATACAAACTGACACCAAGGGGGTGCGAAGCCCCCACCTATTAATTTAACGGAGGAAGTAAAGATGGTAGCGAAAAAAGTAAAGAAAACGGCAACGAAAAAACCGGGTCAGCCTTCGATGGCGGAAAGGGCCGCTGACATGGCGCTGAAGAACCTGGAGCTAGAGAAGCTGTTGGGGGAGGTGCAGGATGAACTGGCGGACGTAAAAAAGCTTCTGGAGGATGTGGACAAGAGCCGTGAAGCGTGTCGCAAGCACAATCAGTGGTTATCGAATGAATTAAACGAGTGGAAATTCAAGAAGCAATCGGCCTCCCTGGCGGACTGTTCGTTGTGGGATTGGTTGATTCAAGTTGAGGAGGAGTGGAATGGAGGCAACCGTCGGTTGCTTGCGCAAGTGGGTGTGCAGGACTGGCGTAGGTGTTACGGCGACGATCATGGGTCGCACCTTGATCCGTTCGAAGTCCGTCTGAAAACGGCGGTCGATGCGCTGGAAGCGTTGTTCGCGGACCACGGGGAGGGAGAGGTCAAATTGACGGTTAAAGAAGTGAGGGACTGCATCAATGTCTGAAGCGGAGACGAGCATTGTGGAGGACATGGAGGCAATAAAGGAACTGATTCGTGAGTCTTTTCCAGATTATCTCCCAAAGAAAAAGCTAGACACGGTGAAGCTGGGTGCTAGAATCGAGGAGGAAGAAGAATAAGGTCTCCTCGAGGTCCGTTAAACCCACATTCCAGCAAATCCCTGACGGACCTTGCCCCAGGCCACCCCAAATTGGCCTGGGGCTTTTTTTTGCGTAGAATGCAGGTGAGCGTCGTTGTCGTCGCTCATTCCTCCTACGGCCCCCTTCGGGGGGCCAACTTTAAGGGCGAGCATGGACCCTCTAAAGAACTTGACAAAAGCTGTTCAGGAAGTCGCGAAAGAATTGAAACGGCTCAGTGACCAAATGGAAGACTTACTTTCGCACCTTGAGCAAGAGGCGCTGGAAAATGAACAGGCCCGCGACGATATTGAGTAGCCAGGTAAGGCTCCCGATCAATAAACCGTATTCATTTATAACCCAGTAATGGACTCCTAGCAGGACGTATCCGACGATATCCATTGACGGTATTGGTTCCGTAAAAACCATCGGTAAGATTTGATGTAGGTGCAGAAGGGTAAAAGGGGTTCAAGGTAGGCAGAGCGTTCGTAACAATTCTCTGCCCACATTCTTTGGCAAAAATCTCTAAAGCTATTGGTGTTGTCTTTGGTCAAGCTGTCGGGCCTCCCGGACTCGGTCCTCCTTCCATTGCTCAAAGATTATCCTAATTTGCCTAGAAATGGGACGGTCTTCCATTTCGGCAATGTTTCGAATTTGCTCGTAGACCGTCCGGGGGACGATCAGTGATTTCCATTTTGTCGTGTCCATATGCAAAATTATACGATTATGTCTGATTTAGTTCAACTGCTTCGCCCCAACTTGGGCCAATTTCTATGTCGCATTTCATTGGGACAATCAAGGGGATAGCGTCTTCCATCATCTTTGAGATGCGCCGCGCGTGGTCCTCGTCACGGACGCTACAGCCAAGCTCATCGTGTACCTGGAGCAAGGGCAGTTCACCGCTCTCGTAGATGTTGACCATGGCTTGCTTTGTCATGTCAGCGGCTGAGGCCTGGATCAGACGATTCAACGCTTTATATGTATATGCCCGCTTGAGGCTCGTGGTCGGTCCGTAGGTCGCCTGTGCTTCTTCTAGGCTCATGGCCTTGTGTACACCAAAAGCTCTAGGCTCCCATTGGTTGAAGCGGCACTTGCGCCCACCCAGGCTGCGCACTGAGCCGTCCTTCCTGTTGTTTTCGACACTAACCGTTACGCCTTCCATCAGTTCTTTTACAAACGGCACACGGGCGTGGTACTGCGCTGTAAGGTCCTTTGCTTCTTCGAATGTCAGGTCAAGCTGCTCAGAAAGCTTACGGACACCCATGCCGTACATCATGCCTAGGTTAATGACCTTTGCCTGCTTGCGAGGAATTTTGGCCATCTCTGCCACCATCGTGTGGAAGTCCATGTCCGGATTGGTCCGGTAGCCGTGAACAAACTCATCGACGGTGCTGACCTTTTGCTTTTTGTACATGCTGAAATTTTTAGCGAAGTGCACCAGGATCCGTGGTTCTTGCTGCGAGAAGTCAATGGCTGCCCACTGATGATCTTCTTCTGGCAAGAACAGGCTCCTGATCATTGGGCCAAGGACCGGGTCCCGTGCAGGAATCTGCTGCAAGTTTGGGTTCTGCATGCTAATGCGCCCGGTGACGGTGCCTCCGTCGTCGCTGCGGATCTGGTTGATGTGTGCATGGATGCGTCCGTCGTTGCCCATGTGGCGCATGATGGTGCTGATGAAGGTGCCTTGCGTTTTATTTAATTCTCTTGCTTTGACGATGAGTCTAGGCAGTTGGTGCTCGTGTTCGGAAAGGAATGTCTTGGTAAAGCTGGGTGCGCCTTTGTCTGTTTTGGGGTAGGCAATGCCAGCGCTGTCGAATGCTTTGGCAATGCTAGCTGCCGCCCATATTTCGATGTCGACGCCTGTGATGCGTTTGATTTCTTTGAGGACGGCTTTTTCTTCTTTGATCAGGTGCTGCTTGGTCTTTTCTACCCGGTCGACGTCTACGCGGATACCGCGCCAAGTCATGTCGATCAGGCATGGCGTGAGCCGTGATTCGAGATTAAAGACGTCTTGCAGATTTTGGTTCTGCAGTTCAGCAAGGAAGAAGTGGTAAAGCTCGAGGGCCAGTACGGCGTCTTGTTCTGCGTAGGGTCCAACGAACGCGGCGGGGAGCTTCCATAGTTCTGCCTTTGGGTCGACGCCAAAGTCTACTGCTGCCTCGGTCAGTAGCTTCTCGCTTTTGGCTTTGCCTAAGTAATCGTAGGACAGGGCGTTGAGGCTAAAGCTGAATCGGTTTTCATCGAGCAATGAGCCCATGAGCATGGTGTCGATGATGGGGCCGTTGACCGTGACGCCCATTTGGCGGAGCCAGCCCGCGTCGTACTGTGCGTTGTGCATGACCTTGGGGCACGGGTGAGCCATTTGTTTTTTGACCCAGTTGAGGGCGATGCGCTCGTCAAGGTTCCCGCCACCCAGGTGGCGTAGGGGAACGTAGCCCTGCCAGCCATCGACGGCGATTGCTACGCCGACGACTTGCCCATTGCCAGTAGGCCACCCAGGCCCTTGCGTTTTTAGATCCGGGTCGCATGTTTCAAGGTCCACTGCAATTTCTTTTGCGCCTGACAGGTCGGGCAAATTGGTTGGAGGGGTCCACTCAGTTTCTTGGGTGAACATAGGGAACTGGAGTTTTGTTTCAATCTTCATGACAAACCATTTTGCATTCTGTTTCGATCCACACTCGAGCGCCGCAACTTTTCATCGGATGACGCCTTTGTTCTTTTTTTCCGCCTCCTCGATAATCATGTCGAGGTAGTGGCGGCACTTGAGCAAGTCTTGTAAGCGGTCCTGTTCGGTTTTGCCTTTGAAGGGCCAGCGTGTGATGTATTTGATGACATTACCTTCTCTCCAACTTAAGTTATTCTTGACAATGTACTCAGTTGGTTGTATGGCCAACCGCTGGTAATGGTCACCACCAATTTGTGTTTCAAAAGTTTTCATATGGCGTAGTACCGGGTAAATGACTCTGGCTGAAGTATAAACAAGGCCTCTCTGGCCCGTGTGACGGCGACGTAGAACACTCGGTGCAAGCTGTCGGGGTCGCTCTCCAAGCTGCTCTCTGCAGCGGCGGTGATGTCCGTGAAGAGTAAAACGTTGTCAGCCTCGCCGCCCTTTGACCCGTGGATCGTGGACAGTCGGATGCGAGGCGGTTTGGTTAAATCTTCGCCTCTACGCATCAGGGCGTGGATGTATGCCTTATCTGTGACGGGCA